GTCGACTGCTGGACGCAGTGGGCTCTTCATCCACTTCACAAGTGGATCTTTGGGATTCTCAAAGAGATTCCTGAAGATGGGACTTTTGATCAGCTTCGGCCGATCGAACGTCTTATGAAGAAAGTAGATCCCCGTCAGATCATCTACTCTTACGATCTTTCGTCCGCGACGGATCGTATACCCATTGTGATCCAAACAGCGCTATTGGCATGTATATTTGGAGAACCGTTCTCAGAACGGTGGGCAGCCTTATTGGTTGACCGGCCCTATGTCATCCCGAAAAGGGTGGCACGAGAGCAAAACGTGGGAACTCAGTTCCTTCGTTATGCGGTCGGACAACCAATGGGTGCATATTCCTCATGGGCTATGCTTGCTCTAACCCATCATGCTATGGTACAATTTTCCGCACAACGAGCGGGCATTAAGGGTTGGTTTACCCTATACGCGGTCTTAGGTGACGACATAGTCATCGCCGACGATCGCGTCGCTCGGAAGTACCGGGCATTGTGTAGGCTACTAGGTGTCGAGATCGGGCTTGCGAAAAGTCTAGTGAGCTCAGGGAAAACCCTTGAGTTCGCGAAAAGATTCTTCTTTGAAGGATCTGACCTGAGTGGTATGCCTACAAAGTTCTGGGCTGCAGCGCAGTCCCAATCCGGCGTAGCATGTGCTCTAGCGGCCTGGTATCCATCTGGAAGCCTAGCGAACTTTGTCCGGGCTCTGGGCGGAGGGTTCAGAGTCGCCTCAGCAGCTGCGTCTGCACGTTGGGACAAATTGTCTCCACGGGCGCGCAGTCTGTGCGTATCTCTGACGAATCCGGTCATGGGCGCTAGATTAGCATTCAAGACCTGGCCTGAATGGTTATGGAGTAAGTCGGCTGACACAAGTCGGCCGTTAGACCCGGATTTACTTACGGGTCTGACTCCATTTTGCACGGCTGTGCAAAGCACTCTGGTTGACCCCGCATTGGAAACCCTCGAGAAGTACCAGGAAGATTTATTCTTCTCTGAGAAACTTGAGGATCCAGTAACGGGTATCACAGATGCTGCTACCGCTAAGGCCGTGGCCAAGGTTGCTAATTCGCTAGACCTGCATTCGAAATCTCTTCGTCACCTCCAGGGACTCAATATCAAGATGAACTTGGTACAAGTCTCAGCTATTATATCACAGATATGGAGGTCTGTGGATAATGCGGGACTGGTCCCGTTGCCCTCTACGAGAGCAACTGTACGCCCTGAGCTGGACCCTTTCGCGGTACGAGTGACTTCAGTTTTCAAACACTGGAGTCGTCTGCGTGCCCTTGCAGCTCCGGAGAGACCACAAAGTGGTAAGCGGAACGAGGTGGCGACTGAGAATGCATAAAGAGCAGTCTCTTTCTTGACACCAAA